TTTTTGAATTGCACAAGCCTGCATAGTGTATGGGCTTGTATTAATCTGGAAATAATAATTACACGTCGCCAAACGGATTTTCGAGGCGAAACGAATTACTTAGCGAAAAAGCTAGGTCCACAGTATTTGATAATACATTATCTTGTGTATTCGAAGAAATTTGAAAAGAAAATGAATTTTGAATGGTTAACAAGTGACGGGAGATCGTTGCAGCAAGATAGTGGAATTGAGGATTTGAAGGTAACGATAATGGATTATCGTATGGTGGCAATGGCTGAACCTATGGAGATAACTTATCTGATTGAACGGCGTGATAGTTATGGAATCAAGACGAGAGACGATATGTACTTAGAATTATTTGCACGAATATGTTCTACTTGGACAATGATGGATCAAAAGAAATTGTCTAGGCATAATGGTGATCCTAAGTATATTGAATCGATAATGCGGATTGAAATGGAGATACCATCTAATCAAAGGGGTGGTTTTAGTTTGTTTCCATGTATTCGTGTTCCGGGCGAGCGAGAATTACCAATACCACCTAGGGATGTCCTTTTGGGTTATCGAACATGGGATTTGAAATATTGGCGGGCCAAGTTCGGAGTTACGTTCACTGTAGGTGAGTGGCACTCAATCTGGAAACAGGTTCGCTTGAATGAGAAGCCAGTATATGAGGGTCACCCATGGGAAGAACATGGTTTTGCAATACCTGTAATTAAGACAGCACGGGTTCCGAATTTGAAGATTTTGTGTATGCGAAAACTTAGTTGGTTTAATTTAGCATTTACAGGTGATGAGAATGGACCGTATTCGGTTCATGCTGTTGCTGATTTATATCCTCTTAAGTTACCCAAAATGGTAGAAAAATTTAATAAGAAGACAAAGGTAATTGACGAGAAGATTAAATCATTGGAAGGTATAATTCCTGATGCATTGGATATGTTGTATTATGCGCTGGGGACCAGACCTGCATTTCGATCTCAGGTGTGGGACCATGATGAGGCGCTGGAAAAAGCTGTTGATAATTGTTCAAAGCATACGTCATCTGGTTTACGGGCTGGTCCTAGACATGAAACTAAATTGTATGAAGTCCGGCTTGTGGCTAGTGTGTGTGGGAAGAAAATGGAACAATTGCCATATGCAGTGCGACAGGTAAGACGAACAAAAGAAGAATTACTTCGTGATCCGTTGTATATGCCACAAGATGCTGCAGCTCAAGTAACATTAAAGGATGAGTTTTATAACAAGCATGGGTTGCCGAAGAAAGAAGCTAAGGAATTGCCACTAAAATTACGACCGTATTATATACTGTCATTGTTTCAATATTTGATGGCAGCAATGTGTATGGTTTTTCGGCAGATAGTTGAACGAGGGCGAGTGATAAAAATTGGTATGTCATTTTGGTATGGTGGGGCCACTGCGTTTGCAATGGGAATGAGTTATGATGATCCTGATATGGTGTTTGAGGATGGTGATTTTCGCCATTTGGACACTACGATCCATATGATATTGCTAATGTTGTATACAACCCAAGCATATGTTTATTTTGATTGGGAAAAGATGACAAATGAAAATGTAGTTTTGTTGAAAGCATTTTTTCGAATTTGTGCTGAACGATTGTCGATCAAAGTGACTCATCTATTTTCAACAATATGGAGAGTGATATATGGAGGGATGCCATCTGGAGCTTATGAGACATCGCATGGTGACTCTTGGATAGTAGCATTCTTGTATTATTTGTATGTTGCCCAAGTTATTCAACGTTATCCTGATAGGGCGATACAGATTCGTAATTTATTACGGCTTTATCGGATAGGTATAGTTGTTTATGGTGATGATCATGTGATGTTCACACATAAGGATGTACATGACATAATAAATGAGACTGGATTTGCAAGATTTGTGCATGATTTTTGGCATATGCATATTCGTGACATTCATCGTAGTAGTTTTTTTTCAAAGCCGAATAAATATTCTGGTTTGTTGAAAGAACCTGGCATTGTTTTTTTAAAACGCTACTTTGTCCGTCGTGAAGATGTATTTACTCAGGAGGAGATAGATGATCATGATATGAGTCCTGTATTGCCATATCGACCTTTAGGGGCACTTATTATGAAATATGCTTATGGAAAGGCTGATGAGAAATCAATAATTGAATATGTTGTCTCGGCAATTGGAATGGCATATGATACTCAGGGGACTAATAAAGTAGCTTATGATTTTTGTGAGCATATGTATAATTCGGTGAGTCGATTGATAACTGGTCGAATAGTTGAATTAATTCAAGAGTTTATCGAACGTGTGGTTAAAGAGGGCAAAGATACCTATATCACGCGATTGATGCGAACAGCTAAGTTAACTTCGAATGATATAATTGCTGGGTTTCCGACGTGGGAATCGTTGATGAGTAGGCACAAATATAATGTTGAATATGTGCGGTTTGGTAGTATGAAGGGATTTAAACCAGAGGTTGGTCGGGAATCTCCATACTAGGTCCACTTTTGTGAAGAGAATATTTCTTGGGTTATTAG